CTAGCACCTGACAACATCATGTCACTAACCCTTTTCTCAAAAGAGAAAATTGCATGTTGCTCTGCCTGAACACGGATTTTTTCTTCGGCTTCAATAGCTACACCAAGACCTTCAAATTCAACTTCAAAAGCTTCAAGGGTCCAGTGTGAGGTGTCAACACCACGGGGCCGAACACCGTAAGCGTCCTTGTACATGTCCCAGTAAAGTTCCCGGGCTTGTTCCAATTGTGTCAACTCTTCCCAAGATTTGAATTCTGTAGTCATTTTCAAGTCCTCTTTATTAGTTTCAATACAAGTATTGTATCACGGATACCATTTATTGTCAAATTTTGGCTATCAAACTAGCATGAATTTCAGACATTTCCGAATGTTCCACGTAAAAATCCGATCTAGGGTCGTAATATTGACCCATTTTGTTGTCATAATACAACACTCTTCCGGAGAAATTGAACGGACCTTCAAGACCCTGACGAGGACCATACTTAGTACGCATATCATCCATCTGATACTTGTCTGCAACAACTTTGTAACCCATAAGACCCTTTCAACTGAATAAGACTCTATTATATAGCCAAACCCATTTATTGTCAAATTTTAGCCTATTGTGATATCTTCCATACCGGCTGTGCGTAATCTTACAATGTGACCCATCTGCCATTGTTTAGCTTCAAGACCTTTCATTATACCTAGCCAACGATTTCTGAGCAATGCTATTTCGTTAATTAACACTTCCATATCAATTACTTCATCTTCACCTTCGGTATACTTTTCGGCATCACGGCTAGACAACGCTCTGTTATATGCCTCTAAGTATTTTTGAAAATGCTTACGGCGAATTTGACGTAATTTAATATTAAGATAGTTCAATACGGCTTCTATCTCTTGTAGTTGATTAAACCTATGTTCAGTAACACCGGGTATTGCGGCAATGTTCTTTTCAACATTGCCATATACCTTTACTTCTTGTTTAGCTGAAATTAATTCATTCTCGTAATGAGAGATGAAATCGGGTAACACATTTAAATTCTGTGATATCCTTGTATACCAATTTGACATTTAATCCCATTCTTCTTGGTCTTCGTCTTCATCATATTCTTCATACGATTCTTCAATATCGTTAAGTGCTAAATTCTCTTTAAGGGCAGTTAGCATTTCTTTATCACCTTTAAAGGCATCTTTAATATCTTCCGCTTCGTAATTGTTATCAATCAGTAGATTGATTAGTGTGTCGGCAGCATCACTACGGTCATTGAAATCAATATGAGTTCGCAATGCGTCCCATACTTCTGCAACAAAATCTAATTTCATTCTGTAACATCCTCCTCCGGTGTTACATTACTTATCTTTGTTGTTGCTTTTTGACTATATTCAGTCATCACTTTGTCTAAGCAACCATCACTATTTGCTTCCCATGCTTTACGGAACTTCTTAATGATTTCTCCATCAAGTGTTGTATAGACTAATGAGTTACCTTCTTTCTTAACAAGTTCAGCCTTCTCAATCATATCTAATAATCCTGAATAAGGGCTCATACCTGTTTCATATGGAATCTTAACTTGCACTGATTCAAATGGTTTTGCATAGCGAGTTTTCATAATCTTACATGCGGCACGAATACCTCGCACATCACTAATCTTATTACCATCTTCATCTTCTTTAAGTTTTAGTTTCTTCATAGCAACAACGATACTTGATGCATAAACGAAACCTTGACCACCTGAAATTTTATCATCTGGATCAAACATATCCTGTGAAGCATATGTATGATTAGTAGCAACTAAGCCGATACCTAGTGAACCAAACATGTTAACGCAGTTACGAACAAGTGCTGTTAGTGCTTTAGGCTTACGACCCATATCACCTTTCATATCACCTGCTTCAAACTGATTAACGTCAGTTGGTGTTAATAACATACCCAATGAATCAACTACGAACAATACCTTAGGACGGTCTGTTTCTGGTAGTGCTTTGTAATCTTTAACGAACATAGAAATAGTTTTTCCTACTTCGTCAATCATTGCCATGTTTAGTTTTAATAGTTTATTTTCTTCTGTAGATACACCAAGTGCGTGTAGCCATGCTTCGTCAAGGGCATTCTCGCTGTCAACTAAGACTACAAAAATTCCTTGTTCTTGTGCGTGTCTGACGAGGTTTCCTGAACAGATGAACGATTTTCCTGCGCCTGACTCTCCGGCAAAGACAGTAACTTTACCAAGAGGTACGCCTTTATTAAAGTCGCCGCTAATGAGATAATTGAGAGCATAATTTCCTGTCGAGATCCAATCAGTAGGATCGTTAAATCCTATTGATAGACCTTCAATACTTTTTGTAATGTCCTTACGGAACTTACTAATATCAAAAGGTTTTGCCATTTAGTTATCCATTTCCATTGATAGTGCTTCTTTGATTACTTCAAAGAGTTCTGCTTCATTAGCACACATAACTTTGCAGTTTTTCCAATCATTTTCTTTGTCTCTTCCACCAACTTCAATCATAAAGCCGTTGTCATAACGATTGATAGTAAATGATTCATTTACTTTTGCTAGTTTGTTTAATTTCTTAGCCATGTTATTATTCCTTATTGTTTGTGTATGCCGTTAGTATATACATGTAACGGTTGTTTGTCAAGGTATTCTGGACAATTGTCCGCAATACGTTCAAGTTCGTAATCATTTGGAAAGTGTCGTAATGCGGTCCTTGCTTTGTCTCTAATAAGACTAGGCACTCTTGGTGTCTTGCCCGGATCGCATAACTCTTCCAACAACTTTTTACTTTGCTTTAAAGCACGGTATCGTTCATCTGTTGTGGTCATGGAATATTCCTTAGGAGGGGCCTAAGCCCCATTACCTATTAAGACTTGTTTTGTCTAGCACGAATCATTGCTAGAATGTCTTGTGCTTTGTCACTTGAAGGTTGTGCTGTAGGAATCTTAATAGATTCGGCTGCTGCCATTGCATCCTCTTCCCATGGTGCTGAAGTCTCTGCTACGGGTGCAGTTGCGGGTGCTCTAGTTTCAGTAGTAGCTGTTGTTTGTGCCGCGGTCGCTCCTGCAGGTGCTTCTAATCCATATGGACGATAGTAACTACCCCAACGCTCATTATCAAACGGTTGACCATCAACTGATGCCTCAAACATTTCTTTAATGATACGTAACTCTGCTTCATTGGGCTTCTTAGGTAAGAAGTCTGTTAAGTTAAACAAACCATGCGCTTCAATAGCGGCTTGTTCTGCTTCTGTCAATGGTGATTCTTTACGTGCCCAGTTACTTGTAGAATAATCTGCGTAACCACCTTTACTTGTTTTCTTAACGTTAAAGTCAAGACCACGCATAAGGTCTGTTGGCAATTCTTCCATTTCAGGATCCATCAAACTAGATTTGATGATTGTGAAAATCTGTGGACTAATAACAAATCTGCGAATTGGATTTGCAGGAACTTTGTCATCACCCATTGGGTTTTGACGAACAAAACCTTGGAATAGATAACTGCGTTTCTTCCAATACTTGTTTGCCATTTCTTTCAATGTTTCGTCTTTATACCAAGGACGAACTTCGGCCAGTACTGGACAAGCATCGCCATACATTTCCATACACGGGACTTGTACAACTGTTTGCTTAATGTTAGAATCACCCTTTACTCCATTGAATGGAAGTTTGATAATCTGACGTTCAACCCAAAAGAATGTGTTGCTGTTATTTGCATCTGGCAAGAAACGAATTGTAGCTGTTGTGCCTTCGTCCATATTCCAATGCGGATAAATTGAGTTGTCAGATTGCGTTCCTGAACCCTTGTTGTTTGATTTGTTGTCTTGTGCCGCGATACGAGCACGAATGTCTGCTAATGATGCCATGATAATATTTCCTTATAAAATTGAGATGGTCTCGTTTTTTAATATTCGCCGCTTCCCTATGAAACGACTAACATTAGAGATAGTATAGCAGTACTATCTCTCAATGTCAATAGTATTTATCCCGTTTGTGGGTAAACACATTTTTTTCTATAGTTTTTTAACCCTTTTGATGGATGAAAGGTTTATGATTCTGTTTAACATATGAGAATATGATTCGGATAAATTTTTATCTCTTAAAACATCATATTGAACTATTTCTTTTTCTAAATTAGGTATAACCGCTTTGTCCATCCAGTCACCAACTTCTTCAGGTGTTAGTGGAGTAATATCATCACCCACATTAAATAACTTGGGTAACTGTAGTATTAACATATCCTGAATTTGTTTGTCCGAGTATCCAGATGCCTTAATGAACGGTTGATATTTTAGCTTAAATAATCTATATAATCCAGGTATATGGTCGTTCTTCCAATCAATATACTTTTTAGTTTTTACGAGTTTCATAACACCTTGGTCATTACTTACTACGCCTTGCACCGGTATTTCTTCCGCTAATTTTAATGATTGTTGCTGTTGCCCTTGATTAGCCGCATCACCCTTAGGTAACCAATCAATATTTGCTTTTTGTTTAGTACTTGCTATCAAACTATTTATATCAAGTACTTCTTGTTGAACCTGTTGTCGCATAGCTGTAATGGCATTTTTTTCTGCTTCTATTTCTTTTTTTGCCGTTAGCATGTCATTATCAAAGTTATCAATTTTTTCCTTATATCCGTCTACAATGTCAGCATACTTTCTGAACTCGCTGGCATTTTTTTCAAACTTCTCAGAATTTTTATTGATGCTTTTTTGAAATCTTTGTTCTTTAGAATCTAATTCTTGTTGTGTAGCTTGAAGTTGTTTATAAACAGCATCATAGTTGACTGTTGCTTTACTATCAATATTGTTTACCAAACTTCGTAGTTTTCTAACATCACTATTTTCTGCTGAAGGATTAGAAGCCAAAGCCATAATTTGTGCTTCCATTTCTTTATACTGCTTAGGATCCAAATTTGGTTTATTCTTTAATTCTTCTAACTGCTTTTGTAGTTTCTCTAATTCGTCACCACTTACTTTTGCTTTTTGTCTAGTATCAGCACTGCCGGCAGTTACTTTAGCAGTTAATTGTTTTATTCTTTCAACTTCATCTTCATTGGCATCTAATTCTCCCTGAAGAGTTTGGATAGCATTTCGTTGTGTATTGATTAAATTATTTTGAGAGGCATCAATTTTTTGTTGCTGATTTAACTTATCAGCCATATACAATGATAGTGCCTGTTGGCTATCATAACCAGGAAACTTCAACATGGCTCTCTGCATTAAATCCTGATCTAAGGATAATGCAGGAGTACTAGGTGCTTCTCTTAACAATGCCGATATCTTCATATTATTTTTTTAATAAACGTCTAATAGTATCTAGGTCTTCTTGACCTTCTGCTATAGGTTTTTCTTTATCACTAAACTCAGCACGGATGTTCTGCATTGTTTTTTCACTGGCATGTTTTTGACCAGCGGCACGCAGTTTATCCATACCTTTTTTACCATACTTCTTAAGACCAAAAGATGCTTGTAGTGCGCTTTCTTCCATATCACCTTCAATGATATCTGTATCATCATTTGGTTTAGCCATGCTAGGTTTACCGTGTTGTGATCCTGCTGGTGCACCTACGTCTTTTTGTAGTTTCTTCAATAGTTCTTCATCACTACCATGACCCAATTTGTCTAATACTTTGGAACCGGCTGATTTAACAGCACCGCCAACCTTCTTAGCCATGTCACCAAAACTACCTTCTTCAACTTCATTACCGGCCATTTTCTTAACAGGTTCTTTTGTTAATGATGGCATAACTCTGGTTGCTACCTTAACCTTAGGATTACCAGGACCATGACGGTTAGGTTCATGTGCTTGTCTTGGATCTTTAATTAAATCATGTAAATTAGTAACTACCATGTCTCTTTTTGCAGTAGAGTTACTATTGTCAGGGAATCTTTGCTCATCTAATTCTTCTTCATACATACCCTCATCCATACTACCCAATGAACGTGCTACTTGCTTGACCCAACCGCTTACATCGCTTGATCCAATTTCTTCAACATCACCTACAAAATCTGCAACGTCGGCAATAGCAGCCAATACTTTATCAGGACCGTGCTTTAATAATTCAGGATGTTGGCGTATGATGCGGCGAGTTATTGCACCTACAACTGGATCATCAATATCATCTTCTTCAGTAAGGCTTTCTTTAAGTTGTGTTTCTAGTTCATAAACTCGCATCATTAAATCACTAGCATCTTCTTTGTTTTTAATTTTGACTGGATACGATTTACCCTGAAATTCAAAATTAGGTTTTCCTGCTTCGGCGGCTGCCAAATGTAACTTAGCAAATTCTATTGCCTCTTCCTTAGTACCAAATAATTTTTGTGCTAGCCAATTCAGTCCCTTATATGTCAGGAAGCCACCTAAGGCTGCGGCTGTTGCACCTAAGGCACCTGCACCTATTATCGGTAGATATATCAATGCCCCTTCTGCACCGGCAATAGATAAATTAGCCATTCCGGGTATAGTAGAAGGAAGTGCGCCGGATAATCCGGCAGTAGCTGCACCAGTTGCGGCTGCACCTAATGCGGGAGAAGCTATTCCGGCTGCTTTTAATGCAGAACCTGCACCGTCTGCATTTGCACCAGTTTTAATATCACGTAATTTGTCACCTATCTTACTAGCAGGAAACATTGCTTCATCTATTTCTTCATCACCTTCATCTAAACCGGATTCAATTATATTGTCTGCCCACTCACTTAACTCATTG